GTGCATATATCGGCTTGGTGTTTTATGTTGCTTTGTGAACCTCTTTGCAAGTAAAACGATTTTCTTGTCAGTGAAGTAAACTGTCTGCCATCACCTTGTGACAGAAGGTCGATAAACAGTCTTCGACCAATTCTTGTGTTTTATTATTACAACATCTCTTCTAGAGGGAAGGTTTTAGCTAGATGAGGGCAACAATGCTTATTCTAGATTAAAAGGGGGTGGAGAGCCTTGCATTGTTTAAACCCTCTTTGATGCTATGGGAAAGGGACATCAGTTCTGAGTAGGCTAAAGTATTTCTTCTTAATTATGCTAACAATTTACCCATGACAACTCTTCTTTATTCTGCTACACAATTAAATTATAGATTATTCTCTACTCTTAATGACCGAATTCAGGATCCTAATAAAGCAAAAATAACGGCTGAATCCATTCCGCACCTAGAAGGCTTTGCCATCGAGGTTTATTGTGACCCAAATACTACTGATGCAGAGAGGACTGAAATGCGTCATAACTACCTGTTGGATTCTTTTAAAAAGAAGTTTCCAAAATTTGAGAATCCTTCATTAGCACATATTCAGCGCTTCACTTCTTTAGATCGCAATGCAAATGCCTGGTATACCAATACACAGCTTAGTTTTCAGAAGTTGAATACCATGCCGAATGTATTCTTCTTATCTGAGCTCACTCCCCAAGAGCAAGAGCAAGTCCTAAGAGAGCTTAAGATAGCATCTGATAATAATGCGAAATTTACAGCAACAATTAATGCTGCTGTTAAGATCAAAGAGGATGCTATTGATAGAGCCACTGCTGAGCGCTCTAAAGCTTTTTCGACTTTATCTCCTTTAACTCAGGTTGCTTTTATAACTATTGAACATGTTCCTACTGATGATAAAATACAAATTTTCTCCGCTGAAGACATTAAGTCGGTGAAAAAAGATATGTCTAATCTTGTTAGACACTTTAAGCTTAAGTGTATAAAGGCCATTAAATCGAATAATAATCGATGGCCTGAGGGGATGAATCCCTTTTAAGCCTATTGTTCCTTGGGAAGCTAATAGACGAAGTAAAGAGATATTTTCTTTTTTTAATTTGTGGACTAAACTTAAGCCTATATATTATGAGTTAGGAAGGCCTAATTATCCAAAACAGTTATTAACTGAACTGGATTTTAAGAATGAAGCTAAACGTACTAATAAGCTTATAGGTTCTGGTTTTAAGGCTGCTTTTATATTTTCCATGTCTCGTGAGGCTAGAAAAGATCTTTACAATAGGACTTTTGGGGGGAGGAAGGTTAAAACCTTCTCACCAACTTTAGAAATTATGCACCCGTACTTTGATGAAAATAAGGTTACTAAAGAGTGGATACACTTTAATGAGAAGAGTCACTCCAAGAGTGAAAATAGATCCCGCGTTATATATAAGGTATTTAAGGTTAGGGAACATGTAGTTAAAGAGCTCAGCTTTGTAGAATTAAAACAATTCTTGAGCTTTAAATACACTACTTCTAAGGGGATGATTAAGAGAAAGTTTTATATGATCTCATCTAGTAAAGACTATCTTAATATGAGCTTTCCCAATATATCAACTTTCTCAGTAATAAAACGGTCTAAGGTTCTTTCAGATGAATTAAGGAGTGTACTTCCAGTGAAAACTAACAAAAACACTTTATTCATGGGTCTTACTCCTTTCAAGGTTTCCGGGATGCCTCAGACAGTATTAGCTTGGAAAGAAGAGACCAAAGAGTTCCTTAAACAGCATGGTTCTGAACTAGCTTTTAACTTTGATAAAAAGTATTGTGTTAGTGGGTCTTGGATCTCTCAAGTTCATGAGTTTGAGGCTTTCACTGAGCCTGTTAACCATGCTCTTAGCACTTTAGAAATACTAAAGATCGCTGAGCCTCTCTTACATAAAATCCAATTACCTAAAATAGATTTTATAGATGCTAAGTCCTGTATGCTCGTGGATACTAATAGACAAGCTAGTGCCGGTTTATTTAGCAGATTAATTTTCAAGGGGGGGAAACATTCTGATGTTGATGAATTCTTAAGACCTATTGCTTACGAATATTACAATAATGTTTCTAGTAGAATTATGGGGGATAGGTCTTTGTGGTCTGTGGGGGGTAGATCTAGATTAATGTCTGAGTTGAAGATAGCTCAACCTCTTAGATCCAGATTATTATTAATGCCTGAGGGAGTTCAAAAGATCTTTACTCTAGCAATAATACAGGACTTTTATACAAAGTTACAGCTGCTACAAAGAGACAACCTCACTAATGAGATTTTTCTGGGGGGGTCGTTCTTTAATGGGTACTTTAGGAAATTTATAAAGTACAATGAGTCCAAATTTGATAGTGTTATTGAGTTAGATCTTAAAAGATTTGATCAGCGTGTGAGTAAAGAATATATTGAAGCCGCTTTTTCCATTTTAAGATTATGTTTTCCAGAGGGAGATGATGTAGATAGAATATTTTTACATCTTTTAAGTTCCTTTCTTTATAAGAATATAGCCATCCCTGGAGGTTATATATATAGGGTATCCAAAGGGATTCCTACTGGTTCAGCTTTGACTAGTATAATTGGATCATTAGTTAATTGGTTGAATTTAACTGTTGTATGCCATAAGCTCAAAATACCTTCGGACCTATATCAAATAAAAGTATATGGGGATGACTCCCTCATATTTCTCAAGGGACTTCATGGGATCAATGAGAGTACTTTCCAGGAGGCTCTGTTGAAGTACACTGGACATATTGCGGATCCATGTATT